CGACACAGCCACAAACGATGAAGGCCAGCCGCTTTCTGTCAGTGCGTATGGTAGTGCTGGTGTTGGCGAAGCTAATCCCGACAGCTTTACAGCGTTTGACAGCCTGACTAAAGAACAGGTGAAGGGCTGGGTGTTGGCAAGTCTGGACAAGACCGAAGCTGAATTACAGGCTATGCTTGACCAACAGCTAGACAATCTCATCAGTCCACCCACTGTGGGCAAACTTCCAGCAGGGTGGTAACAATGGAAATGGGTTTCTTAGCTGACGTTCTTATAGGTGTTATAATCGGTGGTGGTGCTTGGTACATTAATCACCTGACCGCAAGGATTGGTCGGCTTGAGGAGCGCATCAATTCCACCAGAGAAACTTTCATCCACAAAGATGAGATGTCAACTATGATGGGGCGTATCGAGGATAGGTTTGCTAGGTTAGAAGACTTGTTGCATCGGTTGATGGAAAAGTGAGCCAGTTTCTTGTCATCTTTGTTATCCTGACGCAACAGATGACATTTGTTATAAAGCCTTACGACTTAGATTATTGCCCCAGTTACGAAGAAGCAAAAGCAAATATGTCACATTTATACCAACAATATGATGTGGGATATTGGTCGTACCAGTGTTTCAATCGAGGCAGTAATGTGTAATGTCAAATTTTGTAGTGGCATTTTCGCTGGTGATGTATTTGGGGACAGGTGATGCTAGAAGAGCTATTGATACAAATCTCCAATTTTATAATGTGGATGATTGTAATTATTTTGCATCTCGCCTCGCTAAACGATACGGCAATTACAGCCATATAGATTTTATTGACCCAAGAGATAGGGTTACGACATACTGTATTCCTAAAGCATACGACCCTAGCTTAGTGGAGATATTCTGATGTTAGCTGAGTTAGCCGCCGCTAATGCCGCCTTTGCTGTTATCAAGCAAGCCGTTACCAATGCCGGGGATGTGGCTAGGGCTGGCTCTGCGCTTACCTCTTTCGCCACAGCTAAGGAAGACTTGGAAAAGAAACTGCGCGGCAAGAACAAGGCCGCCGCAAACCAGTCAGACCTAGAGGCCTTCCTTGCGTTAGAGCAAATCAAGCAATATGAGAAAGACCTCAAAGAGATTATGATTTATACAGGTCGCCCCGGCTTGTGGGCAGACTGGCAGGGGTTTCAAGCTGAAGCTAGGAAAGAACGCCGCGAGGCAGAATTAAGGGCAGAACGGCGCAAAGAGTTTATCACTGAGATTGTTATTGGTTTTCTCGCAACGATAATATTTATTGGGATAGTTGGAACGGCGGTTTATGTGCTTCGGGGATAAATGATAACAGAAACCACGGTCGGCTTAATCGGTGAATATCTGACTGCCGCATCGCTTTTGCAGATGGGCTGGCGCGTATCGATGGCGGCGCAAGATAAGGTTGATCTGGTCGCGTGGTCTGGACAAGAGTTTATCCGCGTTCAGTGTAAATCATCGCAATCATATCAGCGCAAGAGTTCTAGCGGCTATCAGTTTCAGCTAGGATCAGGTTCAAAAAAGAAGATACTGCCAACGGTGGAAGATTATGATATGCTTGCTTGTTGCGCGATTAACCAGCGCAGAATTGTGTTTTTCGCAACCGAACAGGTTCAACAATACACGAAACGTTTCACATACCGCTATTTTGAAAATCCCGATGTGGAAGAAGATAGCTTTAACAAAGCGATTGAAATCATAAGAGGTAGATAATGGATTGGTCTAAATATCCGAACTTCACGAAAAAAGAGTTCGATTGTCAAGAAACCGGCGAAAACCATATGCAAGAGGCGTTTATGGATAAGTTACAGGAATTGCGAACCGCCTATGGTGCGCCTATGCGCGTCACTAGCGGCTTTCGTGATCCCCGACATAGTATCGAAGTGTCTAAGTCTGCGCCCGGAGTACACACGCGCGGTTGCGCCGTTGACATAGCTTGTGACGGTCAAGATGCTTACGAAATAATGAAGATTGCCTTAGAATTAGGCTTCACCGGCATCGGCGTTCAGCAACGCGGCTCATCGCGTTTCTTGCATCTGGACACCTACACCGGCGATCCACGTCCTAACGTATGGAGTTACTAAAATGTTGAATGTACTGAATAGCATCTTAGGCGGTGGTGATGTCATCAAGAAAGGTCTTGATCTGATCGATGATATGCACACCAGCACCGAAGAAGAGATCAAGGCTAAGAGCGATGCGAAAATAGCCCTAATGAATTCGTACGCACCATTCAAGATTGCCCAAAGATACCTTGCTCTTATGTTTGGCGGCACGTTCTTGGGCAGTTATATGATCGTGCTAGGAATGACGATATCCGGATATGGTGATCCGGATGCCGTCACTAAGGTGATGGAACAATTCAGCATCAATTATGCGATGCTGATTATTCTTGGTTTTTACTTCGGCGGCGGTGTTGTCGATAGCTTCAAGGCTAAGAAATAACCTTCAGCGTTAACGTCTTTTGCCGCGATATGGTTTCAGGTTTAGCCGGTACAATCTTTTCCGGTTGCGCCCGAACCTTTCGCATAGGCCATTTGACGATATAACGCTTGCCAGCTATTTCCGCTTCACCTTCAGCCGCTTCGCCTAGCACCTCTTTAATAGATGCTTCGAGTTCATCGATGCGGCGTTCCGCTTCTTTCTTATCGTCTTTCGCTTGCGCCAAATCTAGCAATAGCTTCTGACCGCCTTGGATCGATGCGAAATCTATCGCTGGAACGCTTTCAGAGGCCGTAGGATAGGCGTTATTGCCATCCTCGCTAGATACTACCGGATAAGGTTCTTTATCGGTTCTGCGGCGTTCAAACACGCTTATCGCATCGATAATGCGGCTTTGCATTTCAGTATCAGCTTTATAGACAAATATCCGAAGTGCCACGCCTTGATAGAGCGTTGCGATTGCGCCCCAACTGAAGCCGGTACACATCATCTGCGCCTGTATCTGCCAAAGGCCGCGATAGGCGGCTGGACGTTCTTCTGGTGGCGCGCTGGTTAGTTTAGCCTCTAAACAGCCCCATCCATCAACATCAATAGAACCGTCTTCAGTCATAACATAAATACCGTTATTTGGATCGGTCTTGATCGTGCCGGTGAGTTTTCCCATACCGTCAAGCGATGCGGCAAGCATCACGCCTTTACAGAAGAACGGTTCATTAAGGTTTAGATCAGCCTCGATGATACCTAAACGCTGACAAGCGGTCTTTAGGATATACGGTTCAAGCGCATCGCCGTGATGCGTTGCCTCATTACCCTTAAAGGTTTCGGGATCAGGTTCACCGTTATCTAAAGCGATGATCCGCTTCAGATGTTCGTTTTGCGTCTTATAAGGTGATAGCCCCATAATCACCGGAACGACCGATGCGCTGATCATATTGTCAGGTGTTAATTTACCGACCATTTTACATACCCCCAAAGTAAGCGATTGCGCCCCACCACGTCAGGTAAGGGTTTCCAGTTATGTTAAGCCAGCCCATCACGAAGACAGCCCCGGCAAGATAAGCGATAAATTTAAGCATCTGTAATCTCCATAAAATCACTGATGAAAAAATCATCGATGTTGTCGCACAGTTCTTTATTGTTCATATTCTCAATAAGTAACTGTGCGCGTTCTATTGCTAGGTCGTGTTCAGGTGCGCTTATGCAAATGCTAACAGTCGCCTTGACTTCAAACGTAACAATAAACTCTTCTTCTGGCCTGATAATCATAGCAGTTTTACCTTTATCCAGTTAATCATTGAACTTTTGTTGTTGAAACGCACAAAGTAACCCTTGAAGTCAATGCCGCGACCACCAGCGGCTTTCCAAGCATTCAACGCCTCTTCGCGCGTTGCAAATATTTCAATCGGCATATCATTGCCAATACGATACTCCGGGTCTTCTAATACGAAGATCGAAGCGGATACTTTTGGAATAGGTTCGCTCATAATACCGAATGACCCCGACCGCTAAGGCAGTTATTAATCATTTCTTGAACCCAAAACTCATCACCCATCGTCCAGAAGGATTTAGCCGGGTCGACTAGCTGTCGACATTCGTTAAGATCACGCTGAAATAACTGTGCGTTTTCTTTTGATGCGCGTAAATCCACAATCGGTTCATAGCGCGTGCAACCGGCTAATGCGATTGCGGTGGTTATAATAAGTGTTCTAATCATTGTGCGACCCTCTTAGGACGGTTAATAACCGTCTGTTTGATTTTTTTATACACAGCGTGTTCTTTGACTGTGCCTTTGATAGTGAACGTGTCACCCTTCTGCCCAAGGCGATTGCCACCCTTATAGACAATCACATTGCCGTCAGCATCAACCATTGAGTTAATCCAAGTCATACCGTAAAAGCCTTCAAAGCCGTGTGTAAATGTCAGAGTGACATCGCGCTCAATACGTTCACCGACAGAACCAATAAAGTCACTGACCTTAGCTATTCTAATGCGCTCAATATTGCGTAAGCCATCACGCACTTTTTTCTTGATGCTACGCAACGCATTAATCTCGGAATTGGTATTAGCAGTCTCAACGCGCTTTTTTTCTTGACGTTCATAACGCTTAAACTGGGCGTCAACTTGTTTGCTGGTATATAGCTTATCGCGCAAATAACCCCTTCCCTTGCAATCATAGCAAGTGTCATCTGTGTTACTGCGTTTAATTCTAGCGCATACACGGCCTGTGCTATTGCACTTGACGCAATCATACAGAGCATAATTGCCATCAACACTAATGCGGCCTGTATATGGCTCTATGGACATATATGTGAATTTTTGTTCAGTTTCGATCTTATTCATAATCATTGGTTTGCACCTTAAACTGTTGTTGCGCCAGACGCATCTTGCCACCGACAAATTGTTTAACGCCGTCATATGCACCGCCAGTTTTGCCGGTGATACCAAAAATTGCAGAACATAAATCAATAACCTTTTGTGGGTTGTCGTTGATTGAAACTGCTTTTAATTCAGCCATTTTGATTTGTAATTTAGTCATCAGATAATCTCCCTTGTGGGTGGCTTATGCCACCCTATATTTTTTAAGAAAACGCTCAAGCTGTCTGGCTTCCTTTTTGTGGATAGCCAAATCATATGGGTGGCCTGTCGAGCCATCTGAACAGGTCAGGTCACGAATATTGTCATAAGCAATATCCAGCCTATTTTCCGCTTGGGCGATAATAGCGTCATCGTGATATTCGGCGTTAACCTCTGCCATAACATCAACTCCAGCCAGTAAGCCGTCCTCGACATCAATTTCCCCAAACTGGTGAACCAGTTCGTCACACTTGAAAGCGTCTTTAACAATTTGGCGTAATTTAGTCATTTTACAATCTCCCTTTCGGGGCGGCACTAGGCCGCCGACCCTAATTCGTTAATGTGTCTTTCAAAGATGCTATCAAGATCGCTTCTAACATCTGGATTGTTAATATATGCGAAGCGAAGAGTGTCGAGTGATACGCCAAGTTCTTCAGCGCACTTTTCCATAATCGCGTTAATGAAAGTTGAAAAAAGTTTTTGTGTTTGTTGTTCGGTCATCGCTTTATCTCCCTTGTTTGCGTTGCCTATAACCTTAATATATAGCATTTTGATATCATTGCAACAAAAAAATGCCTTTTTTTGAAAAAAAATATCAGGGGTATTGCCAGACGATATCTAGTTGATATATAGAATGGCTAAAGGAGTCACCATTATGTCAGACGATCTAAAGAATTTATTCATCCGCATCAGACCAGAAACCTATGATCTGATAGCGGAATATTCACGCAAGAACCGCAGTTCGATGGCGGCTTTTGTTGACCAAACGATGCTGAATGAACTAAAGCGCATCCGCGATGAAGAGGATCGCATCGATAATGCAACACGCAACGCTGGGGCGATTAGCTAATGCGTCCGGGTGGTGGGCGCGATAAAGGACACGCTTGGGAGCGTGAATGTTGTAAGTTGCTCGAAGAGGCACTTGGCATTAAGTTCCAGCGCATCTTATCGCAAACGCGCGAAGGTGGTCTTGCCGATATCGAACCGGTGGAAGTCAGTAACTTCCCATTCGTGATCGAGTGCAAGCGGTATGGCTTAGGCGTACAAGCAAAGCCGGAATGGTGGGATCAGGTTTGCGTTGCGGCGCGTAAGGCCGGCGGAAACAAATTACCCTGCCTGATCTACCGTTACGACCGGCAACAGCCACGCGTGCGTTTGCCGCTTGAGGCGGTTGCAAGTATTAAAGACTTCAACGTGTATTCCGGCGGCGGTATGCCGCACGACTGGCGTTATGCGTGCGAAATGGATATGGAAACCTTTTTCTATGTGTGCAGGGAGTTGCTATGACTTGGTATGAAGCACCAGAAGCAATCGCACGCGAAAAGCAACTTATGGCGTCAATCGCTGAACGCTATAAATGCGAGTGCGTTGATCTTCCGCCTAAATACATTATGGATGCGTTATTGATGCGTGGTGATAAAGCGTTAGGTTTTATCGAAATAAAGACGCGCAGTTTCGCATCAACGGAATATCCATCGATGATGGTCAACTTGCACAAGGTCTTAGCCGCGTCTAATCTTACAAGCGCAACTGGGCTAAAATGCAAGTTACTAGTCGAATGGACGGATCGTATCGGCATCATTAATTTTGATGCTGAACACGATATCGGGTTAAGCAGACGTACTGATAGGGATGATCCGGTCGATCTGTTTGCTTATTACCCGATTAGCGGCTTCACCTTCGGTGAGGTCAAATGCAACTAATGTTATTGTTAAGGAGTTATTGTTATGGCATTAGGTTTTAATCTTGAAGAAAGCACATCTACTGGGGATATCCTTCCTATCGTTAAATACGATGCGAAGGCTGGGGACTTCATTAAACAGGATCGCGTCCAAGACGCGTCTGGGCAATGGATCAAACAGGAAAGCGAAATGCAGTTTCCCACTAAGTTTGTGATGGATATGGATAATCTCGAAGTTGGCTGGTTATCGTTTGAGACTGGGCGACCAGACTTTAGAACGGTAAAGGTTGGCGAAGCTGTTCCAGCAAAACCCGAAGGCGACTTTAAGCGTGCTTTCCGTGTCAGGATCGCATCTAAAGAGTTGGGTTTGCGCGAGTTCTCACATTCTGCTAAAACAGTATTGAGGGCATTGGACGAACTGCACAACGCTTTCGAGGCAACCAAAGCACAACATCCCGGTCAAGTTCCGGTTGTTGAGATTACCGGCACAGTTCCGGTAAAGGTTAGCACGCCTCAAGGCGAACTTCGTTTCAAAGCACCGGAATGGAACATATCTGGCTGGGTGGATAAACCGGATATGTTGACAGGTTCTGCGCCTGAACCTGTCGCTCCTGCGCCGACCCCAGCGGCTCAGTCTGATGACGACTTGTTTTAGGTCGTAGAAGGTGGCGGTCTAGCTTTCTCCCAGCTAGGCCGCCATCGTTTCTGGCGATTGGGAGAACTGGGAGCAATTAAAATGACAACAAATTATGCGGCATATATAGAACCGGTTGCAACGCATTATCTGGGGACACCCACGAAGCGACAGGGTGACAAGATTTACTTCGGCAATAAGTTCAGCAAGGTCGTTGATCTCAAGGCTGGCACTTTCTATGACCACGAATTAGGTCAAGGCGGCGGCGTTATGGAAATGATACGTCTTCACGAAGGCGCATCGCTAATGTCTATCGCTGATATAGCCGAAAAGAAGTTCAACATATCAAAGCGAGTACAGCCGGCGTTAGAACGTACGCTAAAGCGTACAACCGAATTTTCATATTATGACGCTGACGGCGTTGAAGCGTATCAGGTCATTCGCATTGATGAGGGCGGTAAGAAAACATATCGTCAGCGTAGGCCAGACGGAAATGGCGGATGGGTATGGTCGGTTAAAGACATTGATCCGCTTCCGTATAATCTGCCCGATATCCTAACCAACCCTGACAAAACGATATATATAGTCGAAGGCGAAAAGGCGGCAGAAGCGTTAAAGCGTTATAACGTCATAGCGTCAACGAACCACGGCGGTGCTGGTAATTGGAAACCAGAGTTAAACAAGCATTTTGCTGGGCGTAATGTGGTCATCATCCCCGATAATGATGAGGCTGGCGATAAGCACGCGATAAAGGTCATCAACGAACTATTGCCAGTCGCTAAAGCGGTTAAGCGCGTTGATCTACCTAATCTGCCAGATAAAGGCGATGCGGTTGATTGGCTGGACGCTGGCAACACCATCGAACAACTGCGTGAGTTAGTTAAGAACGCACCGAAGATTGAAACAAAGGTGGATGAACCGCCAGCGAAGATACTGCCTATCTTGGGGCTAAACGAATTGCGTAATATGCCGCCAGTTAAGTGGCTGGTTGATGGCGTAATAACTAAACACGGTTTCAGCGCGTTATACGGCGCACCGGGCGTAGGCAAATCGTTCATCGCGTTAGACATAGCGTTATCGGTCGCATATGGGCGTGCGTGGCACGACAGGCCGGTTGATGGCGGTAAGGTATTATATATAGCTGGCGAAGGCGTAGGCGGCCTTGGTAAGCGCGTTAAAGCGTGGGAAACCCATTATGGTCTGAACGAAGATGTGCCGCTTCAAGTTGTGCCGAAGGCGGTGCAGTTTCGTGATGAGGCGGACATACAGGAACTAATCGACACCATTGACCATTTCGGCGGTGGCTATCGGCTTATCGTTATCGATACTGTCGCTAGATCAATGGTCGGAATGGAAGAGAACAGTAGTTCTGAAATTGGCATCTTCGTTGAGGCGTGCGACAGGATACGCACACACGCCGATTGCGCGTTGCTGGCGATACATCATTCCGGTAAGGACGCCAGTCGCGGTATGCGAGGCAGTAACGCGATGGTAGCGGCCGTTGATACGTCACTGCAAGTTAAGGCGGCTGGTAAAGAAAATGTGCTGATGCACGTTGAGAAACAGAAGGATGCTGAACCAGTTCCAGATATGCAGTTTGCTTTCGAGAAGGTTGCGCTAATCGCTGACGATAGCGCGGTGATTAAAAAAGTTCAGGCTAAGGCGCAAAAAAAGGGCATAACCCTGAATCCTCAACAGTTAAGTGCTTGGGAAAATATATTGGCGGAATACTCCGTAACAGGTAAAAATCCAGTTAGCAGACAGGCTGTTTTAGAAAGAATGAAGGCCGAATGGGTTAACTTTAATAACTTTGGCGTTAAACATCCGTCAAACGCCAGAAATAAGGCGGTTAACTATTTGGATGAAACGCTAGGGTTAATCACGCAAGATCAAGGTAAGAATTTTATTACTCTTATCAGGAACTTAGAAGGTGAGGCGTTTGATGCTGATTTGTTTTAAGGTTAAAAAAGTTAAAAAGGTTAATGTTATGGTTAATCCGCAGAAAATTAACTATTTTAACCACCACCCTATAGGGGTGGTTAAATAGGTTAATCTGGTGGTTACGAAAAGAGTTAAACAACCAATGAGAGGATGGTGGGGAATGGTAAAGCGTATCGCAAGAAATGATGATGTTAATTATCGGCGCATCGAAGGCGCGTTGATGGATCACGATGCAACGGTTCGGTCATACGAATTACGGT